CTGGATACAGCCAAACGCAACAGAAATTCGATTCTTGCGCGGTCGGGTGAAATTTGAGGGAGTGAATACTTTCGGAGATAGGGTCACTAACAAGGCGGGTATGCACGACTCTATGATTGTTGTTTTCAGATAACACCAAACCAAACCAAACATAAACATGAAACTACAAAAAGACACACACAGAACACCAAAGCACGAACGCACAGAACTGGAGCAAGGCTTCAGAGACAAAGCTGCAAACCACTTCCGCACTTCCAAAAATTGTGATGATACTTACACCGAAGCTCTATATTATGGTCAGTATATAGCCAACAAATACGCGGCAATGAGCGTTCGCACCTCACACCGCTATGGCTTCCTGCAAGAAATGACCAAGGAGCATTACGATATTGTATCAGAAACAAAGGCAGAAAGCTACACCAATAAACTGATGCGTGGCTATGACGCTCTTGAAGAGATGAGTAAAGATTCACTATAACCAAACCATAAACACAACAGAACATGATTATTAAAACAGCAACCTACCCTTACGGCCCAGCCAAACACATGGACGGGGACACACTTGTCCAACGCCTACAAGTTATATCAGGACAGCAACGATTCGTCGATGACTACGTTGGCTCACTATGTGACGGAGACGAATACTGGATTTCAGAGCGCGTCTCTGACAAACCTAAGAAGCGCACAGGAGATCAAATCCTTGCGTGGATGGAAGAGAATGGCATCGACCCTGAGTTTCAATATGACGTAGACATGCGCCCTGAGTCTGTAATTCTATACAGCAAGCACGGCCAGTCTTTGGTGACCTACCCTTACGACAAAGGATGCCTGCGTGAAGCGGCAGAGTTCGTGATGGATCAAAAGGAACACGGAGACAGCTAAGTATGCCTAAATCTAAAAACACGCACCCGCACTCACTAGAGTCGGAGACCGTTGTTCTTGCGTCCTGTCTTCTGTCTGAAGATGGTTCCGTTTACGACGAGGTGTCACAGGTTGTTCAACCTTCGGACTTCTATGTAGCCCGCAACTCTATAATCTTCTCTACGATGGGGAAGATTGTGGGGAAGGGGTTGGGTTTATCAGACATCACACTACTGGAACAGCTACGCTCCGATGGTAACGAGGATGAGATTGGTGGTATCAGCACCATCTATACAATTCAAGAAGCCTGTGAGACCGCAACCCACTCCAAGTATTCATCTCAAATAGTGAAGGAGAAGTCTAAGCTTCGCCAGACCATCCGTCATTGCCGCCTCGCCATTGAGGAAGCAGAGGAAGGAGAGGAAGGGGCAGACTCTGTTACGTCTAAGCTCGAAGCCTCGTTACAGTCCCTACAGGACGTTGATGATGGTAAGGGGGACGGGAGTATCAGAACTGCTGCCGAAGCCCTCAGAGAGGACTACAAGGCTATGGTCAATGGAACCTATGAGGTGTCTGCCATGCCCACTCGCATTGCACAAGTAGATGAGAAACTTAGCTGTGGTGGTGTAGCCAACGGAGAGGTGATGGTGATTGCCGCACCTACGTCCTGTGGTAAGACTGCCCTTGCCCTGAACATTGTCTTGCAGAACGCAGTTACCCACAACATACCAGGTCTCTACTTCTCCTTTGAGATGCAAGCTAAGTCTCTGGCTAACCGCATGATTCAAACCTGTGCCGCCACACCACTCAACCGCTTGCATGATGGGATGATGAAACCAGAATATCAGAAGCGTGTATGGGAAGCAACAGACAAGATGGCAGAGGCTCCTATCTTTACCAACCACTACGTTAAAAGTATCGATGAGCTACGTGCCAAGGCTCGTATGTATAAGCGCAAGCACAAGATTGAATGGATTGTCATAGACTACCTCCAGCTTGTTCCTTGGGATCGCAACATGAAGAAGAACGACGGCATTGCTGAGGTCTCACACCAAGTGAAACTAATGGCTATGGAGTTGGACGTTCCTGTATTCCTGCTAGCACAAGTAAATCGTGAGGGAGCCAAGCGTGAGTCTGGTCTTACCTTGTATGACCTCAAGGATTCTGGTGACATTGAAAATGACTCCGACATCATCTTACTTCTATGGCCTGATGGCAAGGATGTAGATGAGGCTAGACGAGTAGACGCGGAGCATGGGGCTTACGTTTCATTGAAGTATAACATAGCCAAGCAGCGTGAAGGTGCGCGTGACGTGAAAGGTAAGTTCATCTTCAAGAACCACATAGGAAGGTTTCATTGATGCCTTGCTACAGGATTTCATACACCCGTCTCGACATGCCCTCAACCTGTGGTTCTATCAAAACAGCACACACCCAGGAAGAAGCAATTAAATGCTTGACTACTGGTAGCAAGACTAAAGGATACAAACTAAGGAAGACGAATGTTCCCATCACCATTACTAAGATAACAGAACTAAACTAAAACATAAAATGACATGGCATCACAATCAAACAAACATAAGCTCAACACCTTCCACCTCTTCGCAGGGGCAGGAGGCGGCATTCTCGCTGACCTCTTACTTGGACACAATCCAATCGGAGCGTGTGAAATTGAACCCTACCCAAGAGATGTCCTCCTCGCTAGACAACGAGACGGACACTTGTCAAACTTCCCAATCTGGGACGACGTTTGCAGCCTTGACGGAACACCCTGGAGAGGATCAGTTGATGTTCTTTGCGGAGGATTCCCCTGTCAAGACATCTCTGCGGCGGGTAAAGGAGCAGGAATTACTGGAGAGCGTTCAAAGCTATGGAAGGAATATGCGAGACTCATTGGCGAGATGCAACCTAGATTTGTCTTTGCCGAAAACTCACCTCTGCTTCGCACTAGGGGACTTGGAGTTGTCCTCGAAGACTTGGCCTCGTTGGGGTATAATGCTCGATGGGGAATTATCGGAGCTAGGAGCATCGGTGCGCCCCATAAAAGAGACAGGATGTGGGTCTTGGCCTACCCCAACGTGTCAAGAGACGGAGCATCCAGACGCAATCCTGACGGAGACTGGTCGGAGATTATCAAAGAAAGGGAAGACGAGTCACAGCTTGAATCTAGCAGACACAGTGAAGAGGTGGCCTACCCCAGATGCCAACATGGGCAAAAGAGGAACACAACCAAATTGGACTCGTCTGAGGAAGAGTGGTCACACGGCTCAATACACGATCAATCAATCGATAAGGGACTCGTTGACTCCTTCTGGCGCAACGACCCAGCCGAAAGTCCAACTGAACCCTTCGTGGGTCGAGTGGCTTATGGGGTGGCCCATCGGATACACCGACTTAAAGCCATTGGTAACGGACAAGTTCCGCAATGTGCAGCCGTGGCATTCAACATTCTCTCAGAAGGATTAATCTAATTACTAACAGAACTATGACAACAGACCTAGACGAAGCACGACAATATGCAGACATAATGCTTGAAGCCTTGGACGTAATGGGAAGGGCAATGTATTTTTGCTTGAACCATCCCAACTCTTCAGAGTTCAAAGCGCACCGCAAGCTTCTCATCGGAGCGCACGAACGTATGGGTAAAGATACCACTCACTTTCTATCACAGATCGACGAGCCAGACCCTCCTTACGAACCAACCGAAGAAGAGTTATCACAACATGGCTAGGGGTGAAATCAATACAGTCTTGGGCATGACGGAAGGTAAGTTCCGCACCATGATTAAGTCTGCCCTCAGACCCTGCTGGCGCAACTCGTCCCGCAAGACCTTCATACAATCGGTTCGTCAGCGTGGCATCAACCCAGCTACAGGTAGAGAACGTTTCGTCTTAGTCTGTGTAGACTGCGGCAAGGAGATGGGGATGTCAGAGAAGGAGAGGCGCACAAAGATTGACGGAACCCTGGAGAAGCGAGCCAAGAGTGTGTATGAGATTGACCACGTAGATGGCATCACACCCTTCACCGATGTTCAAACCCTAGAAACTTTAACCCCACACTTCAGGGATATGATCTACGGTAAACAAGAAGTTGTATGTGTGGCCTGTCACAAGGTTCGCACAGCTAATCAAAGGAAGAAAAAATCTTCTTGACACACCTAACCAACATCCATAAAACCTTAACTAACATCAAGCAATACAATATTATGAGTAGAACAAGAAACACATCAACTGGGGGTGGCTCGTCCAACCCTGCCACTAAATTCTTAGAGTGGGACACGCAGTCTGGCGACTGGAAATACTGGGACAAAGAAGTAAGCACAGAGAAGCACCTGCCCATCTCAACAGCTTTCATTGTCTTAGATCAACTCAACACAGTTAAAGGTTTCTCTGAGGCCAAGCAAACTGGTCTATGGTCTAACGAAGTTCGTGGTATCGGTGACAAGCTAACCGTTCGTAACAAGGACGGCATGGTTGCTACTGGCACATGGTCAGACGTTAAGGTTACACAAGGAGCCAAGTTCACCAAGTCTATCTATGCTATGGCTAAGACAGGCTCAGACGAATACGAGCTAATCAACTTCCAAGTTAAGGGTGCTGCTCTGACAGCCTGGATCGAGTTCGTCGATAGCGTAGGTGGTGACATCGGTCTATATGTCGACACAGTTATTGCCATCAAGGAAGCAACCGACGAGAAGAAGGGTGCTGTGAAGTTCAAGAAACCTTTCTTCGCTGTGGTTAGTAAATCCCTGTCCAATGAAGCTGCCGCCCGTGCAGACTACTACGACAACATCCTACAGGACTACCTCGACGACTACCTTGGCTATGCCAAAGAGCCAGACCCAACGGATGCTGGTAACAGCGGTTCGGATGACTTTGCACCTGAAGCAGTTGCACCAGAACCAGAGTTAGTTGAAGCCCCGTTTTAATATAGCCAACCATTGACCCCACACGCATGGCGGGGGAGGCGCAACTCTCCCCTGCTTGCCACAATGATATGACAGAACTTTTCCCAGACAACGCACAAGAACGCAAAACTTATCCAGTCTGCACAGGCTGTTTGGACTACTTCCCCCACGCCCTAGCTGCCGTATCACATCAGTCATATCTAGGGAACCAACAGCACCACCCAGACAAACCTTTACATTGGGACAAGTCAAAGTCTGCCGACGAGTCAGATGCTCTCCTACGCCACCAGATGGAAGGAGACTACGTTGCCGTAGCATGGAGAGCCTTAGCCCAACTAGAACGTCACATCACCAACACCAAATAATTATGAACGACAAAGCACTAACTAAATACCGACAGGTGACGGGGGCTTGCGCTAGATTCATCGAACGCCACCAAGACAAAGAGATTACAGAAGAAGAAGCCCAGACCTTAATCAATACCAGCAGGGTAAGCAGATCAGAGAGTGACTGGACGGCTATCAAAGACTTTCAAGACGAGTGTTGCCGCACCGTATACAAATGCACCAAGAAGGGTTTAATCGAACCAGCCACAGACTACGTCCCCAGCCACCCAACACTATGAACTATACCTATATGCTCAATATGGACAACGAAAAGGCTGAGTCCTGTGATGTTGTCGTTAAGTTTACTGCCAATGATTCATTGGAGTTTGATGGGTTTACCTCCATCGTCTCTGAGCCACCCCTATACTCCGATGACCTCGCCTACCTAGAAGAGTGGGTGATACAGGGCAGGGAGCAATGGGAATCTATGGGAACATTTAGCCACACAAACCGCGAGCGAATGTAGCTCACTTAACCAAACCAATACTACTAATACTATGACTAAGAAAAACACAGTCCTCATTATCGGTGACACGCATTGCCCAGCGATGCACAAAGACTACATCAAGTTCTTAAAGAAGATAGAGAAGAAGCACAAGTGTAACCGAGTTGTTCACATTGGTGACTTAGTAGATTGGAACTCCATCTCTTACCACGAGAAAGACCCATCCATGCCAAGTGCAGAGGATGAGTTTGCGGAGGCATTTAAGCAGGTTAGAAAGCTACACAAAGCCTTCCCTAAAGTAGACTACCTCAAGGGTAACCATAGTGACCTACCGTCCCGTAAGGCTAAGACCATAGGCATACCAGAGCATCTGATGAAGGACTTCCAATCCCTGTGGCAACTAGAAGGTTGGACAATCCACCCTCGCTACCACGACTTAATGATTGATGATGTCATCTACCGTCACGGAGACAAGGGTAAGGGTGGACAACAGGCAGCGTATAAGAATGCTGTAGCTGAGTTTAACTCTCTTGTCCAAGGACACCTGCACGCCCAGGCTGGCCTCGTATATCACGCCAACCAACACGAGTGTGTCTTTGGTATGCAAGTAGGATGTGGCGTAGAACATGACCACCCGTCCATGAACTACGGAAGAGTGTATGCCGCCAAACCAATCGTTGGGTGTGGCGTTGTTCACAGCTCCAAGGTCGCTTTCTTTGAACCAATGTTTCTATAACACTATGATTAAACTTACATACACCAACACAATGGCAACCCTCGACACAATTGAACACGCAGAGATTGAGTTTCAATTACCACACATGGCAAACTTCACGGAGGCTTGTCGTGGGCTAGCCTACTGCGCTGGGTTTGAACCAGAGTCTATCGACGAACACATGATTAATCCACATAAAACAGCCTACAGGGAAGAGTAAATGGAATACCTACCAGAACCCCACGTTGTAGCCATTTTCACAATGGCAGTTATCTTCTTCTTCGTAGCATCAACATAACGGTAAATACCCCCAGTTTTTACTACGTAGCAAGCCTCTCAGACGCTGCTGAAGGGCTTTTCTTTTGTTACGAGGGGTAGGGGTAGGGTCTGTAGTAGTAAGCCCTTCTAGGGGGCTTCAGGGCTGATTCCTGGGTCACCCTGATTAGCACCACGGACGGAGTTATTGACCGCCTCTTGGAAGTTGGGGTCAGCGTCGCTCTCCCTCGCTAAAGCCTGAATCCCACGTTCTGATGCAAGCATAAGAGAAATGATCTTAGAAAAGTTCTTCTCAAACTCCTCTTGAGAAACCTTTTTGTTCAGGAGTTTCATCAACGGAAGCAACGCGTCAGTTCCGTATGCCCAGCCCATAATTCTGTTACGAACCGCACCCATAACGTCACCAACGAAATAACCTGCAATGTTGCCAGGTGAGAATATGAATCTTGGTTTAATATCTGGCGCAGTTGATTTTCTTAGGGCAGAACCAACGTCTAACACTTGATTTGCCGCAATAATCTCCGAAGCTTGTTTTTTGCCCAGAACAGCTTCCATATTAGCTCTAAGTGTTTTACCATTCTTACCAGCCAAGTCAGCCGCCAAGCGTTGAGGGTTCCATATTCCTGCTCCAGTCGAGTCTAACTGCGCCCCACTACTATACTTAGCAAATAACTGTGAAACATATTCTTGACGCACAGCAGCAATTTCATCAGGTGAACCCTTCAGTATTTGAGCCATAGCTTGTTTAACTTTGACTGGATTTCCAGCAACTAGGGCATCTGCAAATAAATGGGGAGTCAGTTCTGTAAAGTCTCCCTTGATGATACCCCTAAGGATAACGTTATCAGCAATGTTTTTAGCCTCTGCTTCCTTGGCCGTCCTTGTGGCAATTGTCTTAGACAATTTTCTAACAGCATCTGTTCCATATTGACCAAACAACTCGTCAATCTCTTGAGCCGTAATCTTACTAAGATCAGCACCCTTGGTCTTTCGGATCATCTCGTTGAGAGAGTCAAAAGACTTTAATTGGCGTTCACCAAATAGTTCAGTGATTACACTACGATCCGAATTGCTCAAACGAACACCATTAGACAAGTCAGTCGTTCCATCAACACCCAACTTAGATAAGAAAGCCTGTTGAAGTTCTTGTTGAGCTGTAGAGCGACTTATTTCATCAGCAGGAGCAATAGAGTCAAGAGCCTGCCTCACCTTGGCTGGGTCACTAAGAATGTCGCTCATGACTTGAGATGGTGTGTTAACTCGTCCACCCGCACGTTCGGCTAACGCTCTACCCGCTGGTCCTCTCTGGTAAGATAGCATCTTATCCGTGTAGAACGTATTGGCATTATCGTAAGCATCGGTAAACTCTTTACCTCCAGCCTTAGCTACTCGATCTCTCAACCTACGCAGGGCATCTGCTGAAACCGAAGCAACTTGAACTTGAGTCTTGCTACCTACTGCTCCTCCTGCTGGAATAGCATCTTGGACGGTTTCAATATACTCTCGCAAGGTCTGGAAGTCCATTCTAGTCGCTTGTTGGTCAAGGTCTGCAAGTTCTTTTTGGATAGCCTTAGTGCTTTTAACTTTTCCTGCATCTATGCGCGCTCTAATACGTGTTGCTCGCCTTTCAGCCGCCACTTTACTTTTGATTGTATCAAGTATTTCAGTAACCTTGGCATTGTCTTTGATTTTAAATTTCTTGAGCGCACCAGAAATAGCGTCAGCAACTTGACGATTAGAAGCTGATATGCCCCTTTCAGCGGCTAGACGACCAACCTCAGCAAAGTTGTCAGCATTTTGTCTTGCAACATTAGCTTGCGCACCTTCAAATAGTTTTACGTATCTCTTGCCAAGCTTGTCCATGTTGACCGCATCCTTAGCCGCAAGTTTATTCATCCGACGAGATAAGGTTCCCGCAAGTTCTTTAGCTGCTCCCTTGTCAAGTTTGGCTACATCATCAATGAGTGTTTGATATTCGCCAGCAATGCGTTGTGCGGCTTTGCCAAAGCTTTCACCCGTATCTGTAACTCCTTCAGTTGCCGCTTGTTTATAGGCCGCAATGTTGTCACGAAGCCTTGCGTATCTTTCTGCAATCTTACTTCCTGGTCTACTCGCGGCAATCTCAGAGGCACTTTCGGTTGCAGCTTTACCTGCCCTCATGTCAGGCGTAAGTCTTAAACCACCTCGTGCCTGAATAGCCTCAGACTTGTTTAGTATAGTTTCGGCTTTTGTTAGGCTAGAAGTTAGGTCTTCGGCAATGTTTCGACCTATTTTACCAGAAATACCCTTAGCTAGTCCTGCGGTAGCCAAATCAATGGGAGCCATAATAGCAGTTTCAATGGCTGTTCTTTTAGCAATTTCCCCAGGTCTAATGTCTTCACCACTTAAAGCGCGAACAGCAACATCTTGTAATCCAGCTACGGTTGCATAACCAGCAGCACTGCCAGCGGCAGTTCCTAAGACTGGGCTAAGTAAAGAACCACCTACGGCTCCAACAACAGCACCAGCCGTTGGTAAAACTTCACCAGCAGTATCAGCAAAGAAGTCAGAAATAGATGTTCCTTCTTCGTCTACAGCACGGAACTGATTGTTTGTTTCTTGAGCGTCGCGATATAAAAGTTTAGTCTTTCCACCTATATCTATAGCTTGAATGTTTTCTCGGCCATACCTGTCCTCAAGCTCTTTGAACTTATCTTGTTCTGTAGGTTGAAATGATAGACTTAATCTACCCTTAAAGCCCATGCCTTGAGTTACGTCTACTTCTGCATCTTTAAGACCTAACGAACGAGCTACAAGCTTGCTCATCTCAGCCCGTTCAGCATTCTTTTCTAGGGGAACAAAGTTTTCGTCAACCTTGTAGTTACCAGACTCTAAAGATTCCTTAGCATTCTGTTGAAAAGTTGGGTGCGCCCTGATTGAATCGGCAAATAGTTTAGCATCTTCGATTTCTCCAAGTTCGTCAGCCCTAACAAATGCGTTTTGTAGCTGTTGTAGTGTTGCCATTATTAGTTATATTTGGGGTCTGATAGTAGTGTATCCGCAGCACTTGTTATGTTCCTGTCGTTGGGAATAGCCTGACTAGGTGTGCCAGTTGCACCACTACCACCTCGGTTACCGTAAATTACATTAGCGGCCTCTGGACTATATTCCTTGCTGTGTTTGTTCCAAGCATTATTTAACATATTGTTAAACTCTCCCTGAAGTTGCTTAAGGTTGCCTTGGAACAAGTTTGCGCTAACAAATGGATTTAAGTTTGCATATTTGTCGGTAAGAACTCTTAATTCTTTTTCAGACAAAGCACCAAATCCCGTTGATCCAGTTGGAGACAGTTCTTTTAATTCTGACATTGCATTCAAAGCAACATTAGATTGTAAGAACTCAACATCTGCAACTTGGTCATACGCAGAAGTGCCTGGCATAAACGAGGCAGCTTTACCAAAGAAGCCACCACCAAAGAACTCACCTGAACGACCACCCATGCGAGTCATGGCATCATTCATGTTGCTTATTGCGGATACCATTGTTCTTCCAGCCGTGTCAGCTTGCGCTTCTTCTGTGGTCGCTTTTTGTGACGCTTCAATACCTTCAGAATAAGCTGTTTTAGCATCTTTAGCAAGCTCATAGTCAAACTTTCCTTCAGCAAAATTTTGTTTGCGTAACGACAACTGTTGATCAAACGTAAGACCACCAGTTGCTTGCAACGGTTTACCCGTTTTCAAGTCAACGCCAAGTGCATTGGCAACTTGATTACCACGAGCAACCTCACGAGGAGTTGCACCACGAGCATTTGCCTTAGCCATATCAACTTGGTCTGCCATGCTAATGCCATCTCCTCTTGCCGCTCTACGATCACGATCACTTATAGCTTGATCGGCTCCAATTCTAGACTCTCGTTCGGCACTAAGTGCATTCATTTGATCTGGAGTTAAGGTTACTCCACGGCCACCTAAAGGACTTTCTTCTTGAGTAAACCCTTGTTCTGGCATTGCTTGACCACTTAAAAACTCTGATAGTGATGCACCACCTACGGTAGTTAATCCATTTGTAGGTGCAGTTGGAGCTTGTGCTGCTTCTTGCCCCTGTGCTCCCTCTGAAGAGGTTTCGACGGGTGGGGTGACACTTGGGGTTGCTCCAAGGGCTGAAGCTCCTGACGGGGCTTGTGTAGCCTGCATTCTAGCTTGAACTTCTGGGCTTTGTAAAAACGCAAGACTTCCTTCGACTTCGCTCGCTGTCTTGTCTCCAGTAAAAAATTCTTGACCAGTAAGAAATTGCGGCAGGTCTTTTCCTTTATTCATCGCAAAATCACCTGTTGCTCCAGCAGTTTCAGTTACCATACGGGGCAATGAGCCTTCTTGGAACAAGTTGGTAAGACCCACCTCACCAGTGCCTGGTGTTTTAAATTGCAATTCAGGTGGTATTTGAAGGTTAACTCCATTTAAATTTAAATTGCTAAAATCTGGTGTCCCTGTTATAGCAAGAGGTGATTCAACATCTACTGATCCAAGTCCCAACACACCTCCACCTGTTTGTTTAGGTTCTCTTAACTGCATACCTCCGTTTGCAACATCATTGGTCATTGCGGGAGCGACTTCCATAGGAGTTGGCTCTTGCATGGGTGGAAGCTGCGTAACTTGGTCTACTAGGCTTTGAGGAGCCATGCCAAGACTAGGAACAAAGACTTTATTGCTGGGTGTGCCTACGCCTGCCCCTATCCTGACGCCCTGTGCCGCAAGTAAATCCTGCTTTTTTTTCTCTTCTTCGGCGTTATAATCTTTTCCGAAAAGTTTTTGGTTTGGTGTATCTACTATTGCCATAGCTGTATTATATCATAAAGGGTTAGTTAGTAAGTGTAAAGGGTAATTAAGTGAGGTTTAGATAATAAGATCAACATTAATATTTGTGTCCGCAATAAAACTTCCTTCTCCTGTTAGTCTTAATTCTAAAAAATACGGGACGATTGCCGCAGGTAGTGTAATTGAAAAGTTTCCATCAATTCTTGTGTCATCTGTGTCAAAAAACAAAGATTGATCGTCTCCGTTTAGGATCTCAAAAGTAATAAAAGAACCCTGTTGAAATCCCGCTGCGCCCTCATAAGCTCCAGTAAGTGTAAAGGATGTTGCTGCTTGGTATGCAAAAAATATTCCATCACCTTCAATAAATCCAGTGCTAGATGAGAAGCTAAACCCCGCTTGCTCATCGCCTGCGGGTTGAGTTAAATATTGTCCTTCCCCCTGGTTTCGCACTCCAAATTTCCACGGCCAGTTAGTGGCTCCATAATAGTTTGCAAAGTTTGCGCAATTTACTGGTACAATGTTAATACCGAACGAAGTTGGCTCATTGCGAAACGCGTCCGACCTGGTTGCAAACGGCCCTGCCCTAAGGATAGCATTAGGCATCTTCGTCTTCGTTTATTCCACTTCCAAGAAAAGTTGCTGTTCCAGCCGTGTTGTCATCTTTAACGACATCAAGAGTAAATGCACCAGCATTACCACCACTACTATCACCTCCACCCAAATCACCACCATCGTTGTCAGGATAGATACTGTGAGAAGACGGAGAGTCTGGACTTAAAGCTTTAACTTCTGAGTCATAAAATGAGTCCCTTCCAACTGTAGTATTATTGCCAGCAAGATACAGCCCAGCGGCGGCTTCCCTTTCTGACATTGTAGGCATTGGTTGCCCCCTGCCAGACATAGTATTGTTGCCAGCAAGATTCAGCCCAGCTGCAGCCTCTCGCTGTGACATACTGTCGTACGAGTTGCCCTCGCTTCTTCCCTCGTTTGAGTTTTCTTTCGGCTCTGAATATTTTGCCTTAATCTGCCTGCGCTCAGAAGAACTTGTGGCTTCAGAAAGTTCTCCTTTCCTCGCGTCTTTAAGTTCCCTTTGACGTTTTCTTTCGGCACGCCTTATGTCTGATTCATTTGGCATACTTTAAGCACTAACGCTCCAGGTTATAACTTCATAGTAAGTTGTTCCATCTAAATCAGTTAAAATGGGGCGAGATTTTCTTTTAAGAATGCCAGTTTCAACCCAACCGTCGGCACTGGTTGACCCAGTAGGAGTGCACCTTGTAGTTGTTGCTGACGAGGCATTTGGTCTTGCGTCACCTAGCCCTTTGCGGATGGTGGAAGAATATCTAACTTTGCCTACTGCAGGAAGGCCGTTACTAAAGCAACCTGGATATGCCACATTATTGGCGGATAATGTGTAACTTTGATTGGTCTCCAAAAACCCTGCTGAACGATTAAAACTTTCTCGTATCGATGTTACGGAGCACGATATTCCACCTAAATCATAAGCCACAACAAATGTTCCTGGAGATGAGTCCACCACTTCTATTGTGACTGTAGCCATAACCTTTTTGGACCGCCTGGGCGTAACATTTACAATAGCTACAGTTCCGCCAGCTCCAGTTTGCCCATTTTCAGTGACGCAAGAAACTTCGCCTGGAACATCAACGTCAACTACGTCCTCATAGGTTTGCTTTACACCTGTGATGGTTCCTGTTATAAATGTTCTTACGAATCGCTTGTATCCATCTTCTTCAAAGTCGCTTGAGGCAATTAACACACTATTTGAAGGCGTAGTAGCCGCTGTTCCATAAGTAATTATTGTTAATTCGGTTGTGCCAGCAAGTGCGCCAGAGGACTGTCGAGAACTGCGTGAAATTTCTCCTGAACCTGCTGAAAAAGTAAGTCGTCTAGTAGGTATGCCTTCTACGTTGCTAATTTCGTTTCCAATCTGAACACCCGAAATCGTGGTGCTAGGAGTTTCGCCAAAGGCTTCTACAACTTCAGTCCGAAGCTTGCCTGTCGTTGTTTCTCCTCCATTGCGCTCGCTAATGTTTCTGCTTAATACTCCTGATTGTACATATACTTCAGTTACCTCACGATAACTGTCCGTATCGTCAACTTCGTAGGAAGCTAAAATACAAGTGACTGCTGTTTCTCCATCAATCTGTGATGAAATAGAAGTTGTGCCAACGGTTTTTTGAAAATCCGTTCCAGCCTTTGCAATGCTTTCTCTTGTTACGCGCCGTAACCCACTTTCTGTGTAACTAACGGTATCATCTTTTACCTGAACAAAGCTATCCCCTAGTGTTTGATAAACTAAGGTAACAATGTATTGACCTTGCTGTGTGCTGGACTGCACAGATACAAGACGCATATCTGTATAGGCTTCTCCTGTGCGTGGAGCCAAGCCATCAATGGACATCTCTGCGGATTCTAGTGAACCGAAGTCAGGAAAGATTCGGGCCTTGTTAGCACTATACCAGTCTTCACGACTGTTCATAGTAGTGCAATTAACGGTTAGTTCATATCGACCATTTTGTAATTGCTGAACGGCTGGAGTTCCGATGAGCTTCAGTCTATTGGTTCTGTGAGATACTGCCATTATGTTTTGACTGCCGTAATTACTGCAAAGTTAAGTTTAATTGCTTGAGATAAAGAACCTCCACTTACATTTAAAACACTCATACTACAGCTTCCAGTGGCTACAGCTCCTACGGTAACTTGATATGCTCCTGGTGTGCCTACGCTAGCAACATTAACAATTACAACATTTGTGGCATTTATTAAATTGTTGTTCAATGTAAATGTTGCAGTAGCATCATCTGCTAATGCCGCACTATTCATTACAATTTCACCGTTTATTTTATTAAGGGTAACAGCGGTTCCCTTGTCTGTTGCTTGAGTAACAGTGCCACCGCTACCAGACGAATAGCCTAACGTATTATTAGCCAATACATTAGTTCCTGTAACAGCAGCAGGTGTAGTTGCACCAATCGTGGCTCCATCCAATGAAGTGATTCTACCTTCGTTAAATATAATTGTTCCGTTGGTGGTAACGGCAAGACCACTAGCACTTACATCGGTAAAGGTCTTATCTGCTTTACGCAGGTCTACCATTAGGGACGGTGCTATGGATGGATTTAATAATGTTAAAGCCGCATCCGCTGAGAAAAATATTTCAGCCGCTTGATCGGCAGTTAAAACACCGTTAACTCCTTTGTGCAAAGCAACATAATTGCCGAGAGCGATACCATCTCCAGCATTAGAACCACCATCGGAACCAATTCTAAACTCTCCAGAATTAGCCAATGTTCCTGCAGTGCCAGATACTCCAACAGCAGTCTGAGCAACATTATCAACGTAAGCTATTGCATTACCACTTCGGTCAACGGTAACTACATATACGTGCCACTTGTTATCATTTAGACCAGTTGCCAACGTAAAGTTAGCAGCGCCACCTGAGTCCTGCATTGTTAATATAAGACTACCAGATTCAAACCTTAATCTGTATCCTGTTCCTGAAAGTTTAGTAAGAATCGGTTCTATCCCATCGTCAGGGAGTTCGTCTAACCTTGCCGAAAAAGATAAAGTAAAATCTCCTGCATCAACATCTAGTGCGGCATTGTCAGCTAGGCTAAGATACGCAGACGTATCAGTAAAAGTAATGCTACGTGGAACAAAGTTACTTATTGCGGCTGAATCAGTAATGCCCAATGTAGACTTAACAGCAGAAGCATTTGCATCATCTAAGAAAGTTTTAGCAAAAGTGCTAATCGTAGTGCTGTCTGGTAAAAGCAGTGTCTTTACTCCAGTAAGGTCAGCAAGTTCGCTATCCATCAATGCTCCAGCAGCTGTAACATTTGTAGTATCTGTCTTATCTGCCAATGCTTCAATCCCATCCAACTTAGTATGGTCTGCGTTTGTAAAGTTTTGGTCTGTTTGAGATGCTACAACAAAATCTAATGTACCATCTGAATCTTCGTATGTAACAGCAATGCCAGTTTCAGTATTACCAGTAACCATTCCACCAACTATGTCTTGCACTCCCTCTGTGCCGTCAGATATAGTGCTTAATAGTTGTGTCCCAGTATGATTAGCTCGTTTAATCGCTTCAGCATAAACAGAACTCTGTTGCGTATTAGAACCACCAGGCGCGTGATCTACTAGAAGGTGAGATAACTGTATAGATGAAGTGCTGGCGGGTATAATAAACTGAGCCTTCTCCCTGTTTGGAAAAATAACTTCAAATACGCTTTCAATATCTGAGTCACCATTTGTAAATAAAGCTACGCTTCCCGTTCCATTAGCTGCACTTGTTGCTGTTACAACGCCTGCTAGTGTAACGGAGTCATCTGTTTTATCAGCACCTGCTGTTAAAAGTCTAAAGGTTAACGTCTGGTTAGCGTAGTTAGCAAATCCAGCGGTTTTTAAATTAAAGTTTACAGTTGTACTAGCCATTAGCAGTTCCAGGCCTTCCTAGACCAATAGTTTGCGGACATCTTGCCCTTGCCTCCCTTTATACCAGCACTACGGGCGCAGTAGCTTCTCTTACGGGCTGGTTGATTTTTCTTAATACTCATATTAGCATCACCAAAGCGGACAATCTTTTCCTTGCCACCCTCGCAAGCTTTCACAACAAACTTCTTCCCGCCCTGAACTTCACGGCGTGGCACGTTGCATTTCATCTTTGATTTGTCTGGCATTACTTAGTTCTTACTTTTGCTTTAGGTGTGTTTGCTACGACTGTTCTTCCCTTGGCTCCTGCCTTTTTCTTTTTTCTAGCAGTTGCTGCTCGCTCTGTTTTCGTGAGGCTAAGAGCCTTTCTTTTAGGCAAGCAACGGTCAGGGTTTTTCTTATCCTTCGACGTTCCGCAAGGTCCTTTGATTGCCCCATCAGTTCCAATCCTTACCCAGTTCTGCTCTCTCCATTGTTTTAGTTGAGACATTATGTTCTTTTACGTTTAGCACTCTTGGACTTCTTGGCGTAGTTAGGGTCCTTGCAATACTTGGATGCAGCCATATTGGCATAAGCGGATGGATACGTATCAAACGTACGTCTAGCCCAGGCTTTACCTTCTGGGCATATCTTACCTCCGCTCTTTGCTTTCTTAGGCATTGGCTCTAGCTTTAGCTGTTTTACTTAAATCCTTGAAGTGAAACAACTTTACGCTGGTTTTAGTGTGTGACTTGTTGGTATGCAGAGTTCCGTTAGGCATCTTGTGAGATGTGCCTGTGTGTAGACTGCCGTCCCTCTTATAGTGCTTAACGCCTTTCATTACTAGTATTTAGGTTTCATATTTTTTGTGCCGCCTTTTTCGCCGCACGAACCTTTACCGCTTTTGCCTACTGGTTTTCTTCCGTCCATAATATTATTTCTTTCTTGTGTTGTGAAAATCAAACAGGACTTTTACTTTCTCTGTAAGAGCTTCGAGGTTATAGTGCATCCTGGATAGCACGATAATGAGCGTAATAACGCCAATACCGATAGGCCAGAGGGATGAAATGATTTGTAAAACTTCATTCATTTAATTTGAGAGGATCCAAAGTAGAAGCCTACGATGGCTAAGGCAGTCTGCCTAATTTCTGGTAAAATAACGAAGCCTTGTACAGTATCCCATTTAAGGCTCTTGAATAGCCCTAGGAAGCCGTTTGTCTCTCTACCTATGGTTACCCCTACGTCAGTCCACGCAAAGACGAATGGGGCTATTACAATGGCAAAGACGGTGGATACAACAAGGAACCTACGAACTAATACACCACCGTCACGCTTTGCCGCTGCATCTGCCGAGGCATCTGCTGTCTGCTGGGACGTAATCATACGCTCAAACTGGCGAGCCTGACTCTCCATCTGAGTTCCAATGAGCTTCATTACGAAGCCACTGATCCCTCCTCCGAGCATTGCTAGTAGTTCTGGTGTCATTATTTCTTTAGTAGTTCTATGATTACCTTGATGGCGGATGCGGACATATAGATGAATGTCGCTAGTCCTACGCAAAAACCAAGAGTTCCGTTAACGGGAGAAATTTCAACTGTAGCAATAAAGCCCCCTGTTCCGATGGTTGATTTGTATATAATGTCTTGCATATCGTTTAGTCGTCGTCAGGGTCAGGTAGGGGTGTGTAGTGGTCAACGGTTGATGACTCCTCGGACTCGTCCAGGTCGTAGTTAGTTACGTCCAATGCCCACATATGGTCAGCAGTTTCGTTGGGGTAGGTAAGCCAGCGTGTGCCTTGACCATTGTCCTCAATCCAGTAATCAAAGCCAAGTTCCTTGCCTTCTTCGTCGGCTCGCTCAATGGCGGCTTCTTTGCTTGCGTATATTAGATAAAGCATTAGAATAGGTTGTATTGATTGTTAATATTATTTACAAGGTTTACACGGTTGTCGCCCTGGTGAGTATCGTAGACTAATACCTCTCGGCATACTCCCGTTGGGCTTTCTTGTGTTCTATAGCCACCAGTAGCACCAGTAGAGTTCATAATCCCAATATCTTTTGTGCTTGTTAAAACATAAGTACTACCAAGACCAATGAACTGGTTTCCTGCATCTACCTGTAAAATAAGCTCAGGCCCCGCTTCAGCATCTTCATAAGTAGCAAATGCAACAAAGTCTTGGTTTCTTGTTGTGGTGGTTGAACTATCAGACTGTATTTTTGTATTACTGTTTACTTCATTTATAAAAGTAACAACTCCATCACTGGACCTAATAGATATACTGGCAGTGCCAGGAGAAAAACCCTGAACACCTCTAGTTCCTCCAATAAGATTATTATAAGAAGTATCTGAGTCAGTTACCTTACCTACCCAAACAAGAGCAAACGCATCTCCTAATTCTGCTGCAGAGCGAGGCACGAATAACCTCTTTCCGTTTGTAGTATCAGTATGAGTGAACTTTAATCCATCTTGAAATACTCCTGCATCAACGATAATAGGTTGTTGAACTGCGGTAAGATTAGTTGAGTCCCTGCCGTTACCTGACTGGTCATACCAAGTCTCTACAAAGCCGTCATTACCTGAGCCAACAAAAGCAACTAATGCCCCAGAAGATACCTCAGAAGCCGTAAAATCTTGCTCATCATTATCTCCTGCACCACCATCTGTGTCCCTACGAACACGCACAACCTTGGGGTCACCACCAGTAAGACTACGGAGGCTGTATGCCGCCGCAGCGTTAGGAGCAATCTGTAGGACGCTCTCGCCTACCGAGTTCAGCCTACGCTGGCGACCCAGTGCTGAATCAAGGCTAACGTGCATATTAGACCCTGTGTAGTTGAACTAGTCCACCGCTAATAGTAACGGAGGTAAAGTTGCCATAAACAATTGTTCCTGCCCCTAAAGTTGTAAGGAGGTCTGCGGAATTAGTTACATTAGTAGCAGTCAATGCCGAAAGAGTTGAATCCTTAAGAAACTGGATAGCTCCAAACGAACCAGCGGTTGCACCGTCGGCTGCATTGATTACTATTGAACCTACGGAGCTGAACTCCAGTGCGTTATTTCGTGAACTTGCCATAATTGTGTATTATATCACAGGGGGTTACTATCGGGCTTGCCGATTTA